GCTTTAAGTCCAGCACTAGATGCCGCTACTGCGATGTTAGGCCCGAAAGTTGGTTTGATCAAGCGGGCACTTAAAGGTACAGTAGAGGCTACTCACGGTAATATTGATAAACTCATTGGTAAGTCTGAAACTGTGAAGCATATCGTGGATCTATTGCGTAGGGGCGTTACCATAACCCCTGCTGATTATGAACGGGAGAACAGATAATGCCTCGCAATGCTTCTGGGGTATACACCCTTCCGGCGACCAATCCTGTCGCTCCTTACACGACTATCGCCACTAGCTGGGCGAACCCCACGCTAGACGATATAGCCCAAGCCCTGACGAATAGTCTGGATCGTACAGGGGCCGGAGGTATGTTGGCCCCCGTTCACTTCACGGACGGGACGCTAGGTGCTCCTGGAATTAGCTTCGCCAATGAAGTTAGTCTGGGACTTTTCCGTTACATGTCGGGAATTATGGCCGGAGTAGCTGGCGGAGTCCAGGTTTGGCAGTACGATAAGGACAAATTTACTTCACGAATTAAGACTGATCTTTACGGATTTACCGCTTTCCGTAGCACGGGTTATATCACTTGGTCAATACATGATAGCCCTACCGCTGGTGGAAGTATATACATAACCCCATCTGTTACAATTAATGGGGACGACTACGATTACGGTAAAGCTCTGTCCATACAGCCGACAGGGTTGGTAACAGCTGCATCCATGCATATAACGGGTACTCTGACCGTAGATGGTGCTTTGACGGCTCCCAATTTCCAGTTTACGACTATTAACTGTACTACTATACAAGCTACTGGTTTAGTTAATGCGAAGGATATAACTGCACAAACGATTAACACGTATAACCGTTATGTAACTAGCGTTGCGGACCTTAATTTCGGTATTGCAACTAATTGGATTTGTAACGTAGTAGCTGGTGGATTTACTATTAATACTGTTAGTGGAATTCCCGCAGGTAGTATAGGGCGTATCACGTTCCTTAATACTCATTCTGGTCCGGTCAATTTCCCAGCTACTGTACATTGGCCTGGACCAACTTTCGCCAAGCCTGATTTTACCGCCGGTCCAATGAAGAGGGCAATTGTAGCTATTACCTGGGATAGTGACGCATACTTGGCTAACGTCGCGGTGTTTTAATGCTCGATTTTCCTCAAACTAGAGCAGTCTCGACGATCTCCACGTTTCACGGGGAGGGGAACCATTATCTCTACAACTCTACGCAATTCGGAAGTCCTGCTCTCGACGGGTCTGGGATACAAGTTCAAGTATATTTAGCAGACGGCTCTCCTGGTAGTGGGGAGATTGTCCGATTCACGTTACCTAGCGAATCCGCTAGTTTCAATACTAGGCCGGGGCCGCAGTATTACGATGTTGTAGCTGACGGTAATGGCGTAGCTACGATGAATGCAGGACTAGCCACTTCAAGTATGCTCGGTAGTTTCACTTTAACGGTATCGTCTGGATCAGCCGCGGCGTACATAGGGCCAGTTGTTGTTACTAATCCTAACGATTTGGGTTGGTTCATTTACGACGCCTATCCAGGATTCTATGTAAGTATAGGGGACATTCTTTCCAGACAGATTATTGCTCTACATACTCGTCGTGCTAATGGTAGTGATGCTAACGGGTATAGTCTGAGATACGAAATCACGAATTCAGGTACTAACGCCGCATTTTCAAATGGATCTACTATAAATGATCCAATTAGTGACGGTGGAGCAGTTACCCCTACCGCAGACATAGTAATTGGAGGAGCCCAGGGATCATTCACTATAAAGGTGTACGAACAAAATTATAATTACTCCAATCGGGCGACCTTTACATTCTATGTAACTGTAAAGGACTTAATCACTCCAACCGCGTTAAGCGCAGTTGGTGGGAACGGACAGAGTGCTTGGGTCAGTACCTCGTTCGCTCAGAATTTAATAGCCAGAGTCACGAATGTAATAGGTAGTCCACTTGCCGGTAAAACAGTAGTATTCACTTCTCCTGTTCTAACTTCACCATCTTGTAGTTTTGGAGGTGTTAATACGTACAGTACTACCACTGATGCTAACGGGTATGCCTATTCCCCCTTACCGTTGGCGAATAGTTTGGTGGGTACCTATGGGGTGACGGCTACGTGCGGTGGTCTAACGGCCAATTTCACGCTTACCAACTCCATTGATACCACTCCCATACTTCATCACGACCCCTTGCTCTATAGCGTTTACTGATGGCCGACTCTAACACCAATATCGACCAGGTACTATTCGCTCAGACTCGCCCAGAGCTGACGATTAACGGCAATAATAATGCCGCTTCTCCTGCCCTGGCCTTCGGTCGTCAAGACCATACCTCAAAATTACTAAAGTGGGGCTACTACGGGGGCAACTATCGAGTCAACGGCGGGGCGATAACTTGGATACCTAACGGTGTCCTGACTTTAGTTCCCAACTCTACCTGCTACATCCGTATCACTGCCGCGGGCGTAGTGGACTTTGCTACTGCCCCTCCGTCTGGTTGGCCTAACTTGACTGGAGGCGACTTAGCGCTGTACGAGGTTTACACCACTCAATACGACGCTCCTAAATGGGTCGATAAGCGTGGAGCCTATATACAAGACCTGGGAACGGGTACTGGTATAGGCCCGGCAGGACCGCAAGGACCGCAGGGATTACCTGGTGCAATCGGTCCCACGGGACCGCAAGGTACGGCAGGATCAATTGGTCCTACTGGCCCCACTGGCTCAGTAGGTCCGGCGTCTACTGTACCAGGTCCCACGGGGCCGACAGGTACAATTGGCCCCACTGGTGCTACTGGACCGCAGGGAGCCGCATCTACTGTACCTGGCCCCATCGGTCCGACTGGCTCTCAAGGAGTGGTTGGTCCTACGGGTCCGCAGGGAGCGGCATCTACTGTACCAGGTCCGACGGGACCGACTGGTCCTCAGGGTAATATAGGCAATACTGGTGCTCAGGGCGTACCTGGTCCGACTGGACCTACAGGTACTACAGGTAATACTGGCCCCACCGGACCAACTGGCTCTACAGGTACAACAGGAGCGGCGTCTACTGTACCAGGGCCGACTGGTCCTACTGGCCCCACCGGACCTACGGGTACTACAGGTAATACGGGTGCTCAGGGTATACAAGGTATTATCGGACCCACCGGACCTACGGGTACTACAGGTAATACCGGCGCTCAGGGTATCCAAGGGGTAATCGGTCCTACTGGCCCCACCGGCGCTACGGGTACTCAGGGTATACAAGGTACTCAGGGTATTCAAGGTATACAAGGCGTTAAGGGCGCCACGGGAGCGACTGGACCTACCGGACCAACTGGTCCTACTGGCTCAACGGGTACTACAGGTAATACAGGTGCCCAGGGCATTCAGGGCGTCATTGGTCCTACGGGACCGACTGGACCTACGGGCACGACGGGTGCTGCTTCGACTGTTCCTGGACCTACGGGACCGACGGGGGCCACAGGACCGTCAGGTACTGCGGGCACTAGTGTTGTAGGGATGCTGAAGGGCAACGGCACGGCGATTATACAAGGCATCGCCGGCACTGATTATACGTCCCCCGCTGGTGCGGAAACGGTGTCGAATAAGAACCTTGCTAACGAGACCTCACTCTCCGTTGGCGGTTCTGGGGATGCTCGCTTTATTTCGACGGTAACAGGAAAGTCGTATTCGACAGATTTTGTACTACCTTCCAGTGGTACTTTGGGTATGGGAGTGTATTCGACTGGGGGTGTTTACAAATCTCTCGATCCATCAGGCAATTACGGTTTTGTGCAGAGTATAGACCCCGTTGCGGGTGTCTATAAGCTCAGTCATGCCGCTGGTTCTACTGGTGTAGATTCTACGGTGACGACGTTCCCCGGCTTCATTATAGATAGGTCAGGGTATATCGGGTTTGACGTTAGTAGTATTAACCCTGATATGGCTACGTCAAGTTTGAGAATTCAAGCTAGCTCCGCTCATGGTATTTCTGCGGCGATATTTAGTGCTGGTTTATATTTTTCAAGTTCGTCAGGTTCGTATAAGTATTCTTGGGGCTATACCAACAAGTCAGCATGGCAACTCAACTCCGACAATTTATATGTTTGGCTTCAGGTTGCTCCACCGAATATGGGGGTGTCAGGAGCAGTGGCTTCGCCAGTTATGGCGCTTACTATTGATTCGACTACCGGTGCTACAATAACTAAAGGGTTATCGGTAAATGGGAATTTTAATGTAGTAGGAGGGGCGTCGGTAGCGGGCGCTTTAGATGTAAATAATATAATACGTGCACGAGGAGCGCCCTCTGTTTGGCCAACTTCGGGTCTTGGGCTTGAACTTTTCCATAATGTACCAGAAGGGCCGAAGGGCACTTCTTATGTACAAACATACGATAGGGGTGGAGGGGGTTATTTGCCCTTAATGTATTCTGCAGCTAGTCATACTTGGACGTGCAATGCGGTGCAAAGGATGGTGCTTACTGATAATTTAACAACCCCAGATATTTACCCTAATCGAACGTCAACTACTGGGGCGATATTCTTTGGAACTCCAGGCGTTACTGGCGCTTATCATTACTACAACGGATCGAATCACGAAATACAGGCGGGCAGTTTTAATGTATACAGTAATGTTGTAGTAGGAATGGGTGTTGGAGGAGGCAATACTGCTCATGCGACTCTTGATATTAGACTAGCAAGCGATACGTCCCTATGTGTGTACGCCAGCGGTCCTTACGCCATTATGGGTGCACATAACATCGCTGCGACTGCGTATAAAGATTTGCATTTTGTAGCTAACCTCCACGTTGGTCCTTTCAGCGACAATGCTATTAACTCAGGGTATGGTGGTAATAGGTGGCAAAATGTTTACGCAGTTAATGGAACAGTCAATACATCTGACGAACGTCTGAAAACAGAGATTAGGCCCAGTTCTCTTGGACTTGACTTCATAAATGCTTTGCTTCCCATTTCGTACAAGTGGGTTGTTGGCGGTAATCGAGCGACATTAGAAGAAGATGGAACTGAAATTGAGCCTGGCTACACGACTATCGACGGCAAGAAGATTCCACCTAGGACAAAGCCCAAATATGTCAACGTGACTACTCCCATTCCCGGCGTGCGTACTCACTGGGGGTTGGGTGCGCAGCAAGTGAAGAGTGTATTAGATGCGCAGGGCGTCGTAGATTTTGCAGGATACGTCGTGGATGACGTGAATGATCCGAACAGTACTCAGAGTCTGCGCTACCACGAATTCATCGGCCCCATGATTAAAGCCATACAGGAGTTGTCCGCTAAGGTGAAAGCCTTAGAAGCGCAGTTAGCTGCACAACCGTAGGAGGTCATATGATTATCGCATTGACGTTGCTAGTAGCTCTGGTCGGTGTACTGATGTATGTGCTCGCCGCCAATCCAAAATTGCAGGAGATTGGGCGCATTGCGTTCTTCGCTGGTCTGCTAGCGTTCCTGTTGACTGGCGCGGCACGGTTGATCGAAATCATCAAATAGGAGAGTAACATGGGACAGAACATTACCCTACAACCAGGCGAATCGGTCACTATCACTGCTGCTAAGGAAGGTGGACCGTCCAAACCCTCGGGCGGCGGGGGAGGATCAACAACGCCAGATTCGGCGCCCACCGACGGCACGCCTGGAGATGTGCAAGGCAATACTCTGAACTACGCCGTACCTTGGGTGATGACGACGGAGTACCTGCGAACCAAGGGCTTCAAGGGTGATATGACCCTCGTCATCGGCTTCATGATTCCAGCTAACGCTCCTGCGGGACAAAAAGGGCGGGCTAGTGGGGCCGAATATGGTGGAGGTCCGAACTCACGCGATGCCTGCATTAGTACCAAGCCGGGCAGCTTCACCGACGGCGTAGTCGCCAGTACGACGCAGAATCCTTCCCCATTGTTCTGGCTCAACGTTGGGAAGGAAGTCACGGCTGGGGTGACGTACTACATGAATATCAAGAACAGTTCACCGTCGAGCAATATGACCGAGATGTCTTGCCAGGTGACGATCACCAACTGAGATGTCCGATAAGCCTCCAGTTTACGATATCGACACGCGGATAGCGTTACTGGAGGCGAGGGTACGGCTGATCGTTTTAGCACTGGAAGGTACGATAGTGACTATAATCAGCGCCTTGCTGGCGTATTTCTTCAAGGACTAGCATGCCTGAGATCAGCGAATACGGGACTGAAAACGCCCTTCTTCCAATCGTAGATGCCCTTAAAGGCACCCGCGATTGGAAGGATGCGCTTGTCGCTACTCTCCGTCGTGGAGGACAGAATCTGGGCTTTGGTACTAATCCTAGCCCAGAAGATAAGCAGAAAGCTGAAGATCTGAAATCTGTAATGCCTCAGCTTCACGACCCTGCTCAAATGGAGAATATAAAGCAGGGAGTGATGAACTTTGGGGAAGGGGGCATGGCTAAAACTGCTATGGCAGGTGCTCTTCGTGCGAGAGGTATGCCCAATTTGTATGCGGTACATGGTTCGCGTATACCTCAAAATCCAATTCCTTATGATCCCATACTACCTTCGCATTTAACGTCACCTAGTTTTTCTATCAAGAAATACGGCAGAGGTATGAGTGATGAGGACATACCTTGGTATTCTAATTCAGGAGATAGTCTTTTGTACGTGCCTCGACCTGGCGCAGTAGACCCCAAGCATAATGCTAGTACTATTTACAATCGTGATGTATGGACTCAATCAGGGTGGAATGCAGAAGATCGTAATGTACCTAAATGGCCTATTCAAACTCAGAAATTTGCGAGCGGGTATCCAGACGAACCGGCGCAAGCAGCTTCTATAGCGATGTCTCCTGAATTTAGGTCAGCTAAACACTACGAGGAAAGTCCCAGAGGAGCGGCCTTGCTTTCAGATGTACCTGAATATAGGGCATTTGAACCAACTAACGAAGCCTGGGATATGGCTCGTGAGGGATTTGCAGTTCCTGAAAAAACTAGGGACGTAAAACAAGCTATTGCGATATTAAAAGACCATGCAGATGCAGGCAACAAAGGCGCTCAAAGTATATTGAGGCAATTTATGAAGGCTCCTTCCATGTACGCAGAAGCTAAGTACAGAGGAAATTTCGGCGTTACGCCAGAGAGACTGGCGGGTGTGGTATTACCTGAAGCAGGCTTCAAAATACCTGAGTGGACGGATCGTCCTGATTGGTATGCACAACGTCCAAAATTGTTAGACCGTTATGTCAAAGCTCTACGAGAACGCAATATACCCTTCCGTTTGGCTGGAGAGAATCAGGGGGTAGAGGCTATGATGGATCTAGCCAATTCAGCCGCCCCCTTTGGTGGTCGTTAGTGAGTATGGTGCAGGTACGGGGGATCACCTATAGGGATGCGAATATACTGCTTACACATCTTACACGTATAGTGATCCTTCTCCGCCGTGCCGCCTTCGTAAACAAAACCTCTCCATTGTCCATGCTTCACCTCAGAGTGAGCTTCTTGCACCATCTCTGGTACTGGTAGAATAGGAGGGGTATCCCCTGCTTCTATCAGTTCGATATATTTCTCCAGGGCGTGGTGAGCCTTTTTCAGGTCTTCCACGCCGCCTTTTTCCTTCCAGCGTTCGACCCACTTAGTGATGATGTATTGGAAGCAGTCGTACTTTAGCCTCCAAGCTCTATCCCAGTGCTCTTCACCGCCCTTCTTGTAATGATCCCCGCCTACCTGCCTATCATTCGCCGCCATTCTGTTTCTCCTTTCTGCGTTCGAGCCATTGAATGCACGCTTCTTGCCAGTCAGCGTCGTGTATTCCCCTAGCGTGATGTAAAGCAAGATGTAAGTCTCCGTCTTTGTAAGCTAACCAGGCCTGCAACATGGGGACAGCATTGTCCCTAATTATGCGGCACCTATACTGCTCGTCGCTGTCTAACCCCTGCTCTACGAACTGCTCGGCTTCCAGTATCTTGATATTATCTGGGCCGAATTCCCACCTATCGAAGTGGGGATTTTCTCTGTACCACCTGGAAGGAAACTTGGTATACCTATCCACCCACTCCTCATATACATGCAGGTTATTGGTGAATTGGTGATACTCTCCCAGATTGACCTCTACGGCGTTGGCAACGTACTCGTGAAGAATGGAGAAATGGACTGCGTTTGCGCCCAATGCTCCCCATACGAGGTCATTGCTACGATTGCAGACCGTCATATTCAGGTATCGCTTGATGATTCGGAAGTAGATGTGGGTGTTGCAGGGGAGGTCTTTGGTGTCAGCTCCGAGGTCGTAACTGGGGTCCCACATGGTGAGGACTGCTCTTCGGGTTTTGTGGTCCTTTTGCAGAAGTTCAATAACCTCTTCCAGCTGATCATTTTCAAAGTGATATCTCCACCTGTGTCCGTAGGCTCCATGTAACGTCACTCCGTCGTCTGAATAGTTTTTGATATTTGACGCGAACATTGCTGGGAAGTCGACATTCTGACTTCCTGAAAGCATCCAGATCGCCTCCATATAGTGGAAGAATGGGTTAGCGTCCCGAATGGGGTCAAACAAGACTCTGCGGTATGGGGAAGCATGAGTGATGAGTATCGGCATTTGGAAGGCTAAGGCCATACCGTTACGTGTATTTTCCCACTCACAGTAATGACTCTTCTGAGTTTGTAAGTCGCAGTAAGCGTCATTAATATCGTGAAACATTGTTATTAGCGGTAACATATTAAGCTCCTCTACAGAATTTTAAACCTGTAAAATTACTGACTCGGGTCGGGGATAGGCCCGCGTACCGAACCGGCCCCTTCCAACTGCTAGCGGTCGTTTTAGACCTGTAATCGTCCTGTAGCATTATACGCCGCGATACCCGCTCCGAGGCTTACCCTGACCCTTTAGGACTCGACTGTACTTATCGTATTCACATAGGCAATTTTGTACATCCTGAAGGCACAAGTCGGTCAAGTTAGCTTGGATTCGTATTTCTCGCATTTCCTGAAGTCCGTGCTTTTGGTTGATTGGAAATCTCAAGTCTCGACCGTGAAGCCGGTTCAGACCCCTAGCTGATCCAGGACCGAGAGCGGCCCAGGTATACCAGTCATCCGCTCCGTGTAGGTGAGCAGTTTGCTTTAGGTCAGCTATGACCTGCCCCGCTATGAATGGGCCTACACAGGGGTAGCGAGCATCAATGATAGCCTCCCACGACTTCTGAATCGAACGAGGGTCAAGAATAGGCGGCTTCTTGAAGTAGGAGATTGCATTGCCTATTACCCACTCATTCTTGCGGACTCCTGTGGGCCCCGCCGTGATCATATAGGCTCCTGTATAGACCTTCTTCCCTGATGCCTGAATCTCGTCCATGATCTCAATCATATTTGTGGGATCAAACTCAGAAGGGAAGCCCAGTCGCTCGAGGGTGTAGGGCCAATTGATGGTACGTCCTAGAATGATAGCGGGGACAAAGTTGACCTCTTCCCAGAATTTCGGGTGTCGCCAACCCCTAGAGAACCACTTGGTAACGGCGTCATCCTCGCGCTTTACGTTGCAGAATTTGTAATTCTGGAAGATGAGGTCCTCAGACCAAGGCTTCTTGATATTGAGTTCTTTGAGATTACGAATGCGATCTCGCTCTTTGACCCAGTATTTAAACAGGTCTAGCTCGCCAGGGATAATCATATCTGCTCCGATTTCCGGTAAAGCTCAAGAATCTGAGCTACGGCGTTTTTGTGGTCGATGGTAATAGTGGGCCTAAAGAATTCATGTTCGAGTCGATACCTGAGTCGCTCGATCTTTGCAATACGACCACGCGTATTGTCTTCATTGAGGGGCTTGGTGTTTCCAGCAGCGATACGTCTGGCTTTAACACGCTCGATGCAGGTTTCGATGGGTGTGTCGAGGAATGCAAAAAGGTGATGGTCCCCAAATAGCTCAGAGACCTTACCAATTCGTCCATAGTATTCTGAGCCCAGGAGTCCTTCGTAGAATACGTGATTAATATGTCCATATTGCTCCAGTAGTCGTATATGATCATCTACATTGTTAAGAGAATCCAATCCACCGCAGGTAGCGGTGTATGGGCCGAGAATAACCAACGACTTTTGGAGCAAGGGATGAAACATCGCATACGCCTCGGGCTTGCGATTCGCGGCGTTGTGTATTGTACTATAGATGTTCCCCGCCATCAATGCTCGGGCGATTGTAGTCTTACCGCTACCAGAGGTTCCGTGCAGCTTTATGATCATCACTTCTTCCCCTCGCGCATGGCGGCGTCTACGTCGGCATCAACTCTTGAAAACGTGGATTCGTGCATTGCAAATCCGACCCATTGTGGGTTATGTCTACGCAACCACCGATACCTAAGAGCATCCTGCCGCAGCGCCGCGTTGTCGGCCTCTAGTTCCTTCCAGTTGAACGGGATCGTCCCCGGCGACAGAACCAACTGCAACAATCGCGCATTCTCCGAGCGCAGCGCAGCGTTGTCGGCCTCTAATGATTCGATGCGCCTCTCTGCTTCTCCTAGTTCATTCAACGCATCCCCATGGTTGACTATCGTGATCTCCAACAGCTCTTTTTCATTCTTCAACCGCTGCCGCAGCGCCGCGTTGTCGGCCTCTAACGCTTCGATGGCGGCGGCGGCTTCATGCATGATTCCCGCCGCGCCGTAATCAGTCATCGACCGATCATCTGCCACAACTTGCAACCGCTTGCACAGATCGGTGTGGTCAGTCATGAATCACTCCTGATAGCGTCGAGGAAGTCTGCTTGGGTAGCCGACTTACTGTAAAGAGTGCGGACTACTTTCGCATCTAGTGTTCTGTCTGCGAGGATACGGTGAACAAACACTCGATTGTTAGTCTGACCTTGCCTCCAAACTCTCTTGTAGAACTGATGGTACAAGTCCAGGTCCCACGTGAGTCCATAGTAGCAAACGTGGTGGCAAGATCCCTGGAGGTTGAGTCCGTGTCCAGCGCTTCCAGGATGAGCAAAGAGAAGGGGAATATCACCTCGGTTAAATCCATCTATCACCTTGTCTAGTCTAGTTCCAGTTAACCCTGTAAGACAGGGAGTATTGGGGAACGCCTTTAGCAGACGCTCTAAATCGTGTTGAAACTCGTAGGCCACAAGAAGCGGGTTACTCTGCAATTGCTCTACTAGGTCATTGAGAGCTACTGTCTTAGCGTCGTGTACAGGATGGGCTATATGGAACTCGTCGTATACCCCACCATTAGCTACTTGACGACACTTACTGCCCTTAGCACCTGCATTCACCGAGAGGATTGTTGTATCCCCCACTTCCGCAATAAACTCGTCCTCAAATTGCTTGTATATCTTGCGAGCGTCGGGGGGCAAATCAACCTTGATATCGTCGAAGATCAGTTCCGGCATTTCCAGATGATCCTCTGCGGCTAGTCGCATAACGGAAGGCCTGATCTTATCTTGTATTTCCTTAGCGGCACCTTCTCGTAGATGGTAGTCGTACCCACCGTAACCTGTGGGGAAGAAGTACATCGCCCTATAGTGGGTAATATACTTGCCTAGAGCGGCTCCCTGATCCATAACGTAGCACTGACCGAATAGGTCCATGTATCCATTTGGAGCTGGTTCTCCCGTCAAAATGAGGCGTTTCTTGAACTTTCCTAAGTGGGGCTTAAGGAGCTTAAACCTGGCCGTAGAGTAGTCCTTGAACTTAGTGGACTCGTCTATGATCAGCATATTGGGGGCGATCTTATCCAATCCCTTGACGGCGAAGAACCATTTGAGCCCTTCAGGATTAATGAGGTAGATGTCGCAAATCAAGTTGAGATTGTCCTCCTTATCCTCCCCATGTAGTATGGTGTAGGAGAGGTGGCCGAAGTCGTCCCATTTCTTGATCTCATCTGGCCACACCTTATACATGGGCCTAATGGGGGCGATAATCAATATGCGATCGACGTGCTCCTTATCTCGCAGATAGGTAGCTGCCGCGAGAGACACCGATGTCTTCCCCATACCGGGGTCAAGAAATACGCCGCAGTTAGAGTGCCCTAGTACAAACTTGAGAGCATCCATCTGATATTGCTTAGGCTCCCACTTCATACCAGCTCCAACTTGAAGTCGCTCTTATTACGGATTTGGGGCATCATATCCGCTAGTAACCTGGCCTTGTCGCCGTAGCCTTTGAGAGCTTCGCGCTTCTCAATGATATCGGCTCCGAACCAGTTACCCTTGTACTTAGTTGTTTTCCATCCGCATAGACTGGTCTCTACCTCCGCAGGACCGCAGGGTCTATCAAACCTGGGCGGTGCCGGTATATTGTACGATTCCATCTGCTTACAAAGATCAAGGAACGCTGTAGATACTTGCTTACCTGGAAACATAAGACCAACGGCTTTGGCGGGTTCCGTGGGTAGATTCTTCTCAAGTCCGGCAAAACTGAGAATAGGTATCTCTAAGCAACGATCCATGAAATCGCAAATCTTAAGTTGGAAGTACGGTCCAAATTGAACTAACCTTGCTTCGCAGGTAGACCTGATACTTAGATACGTCTGTCCAAAATTGTCGAAGAAGTCGTCTGGATTGGGGGCATACTTCTCCATACTAGCTAGGGCCCACTTACCTAGATCAGCTCTGAAGTGCCTACGTTCTGACCCACGGGGAGCAGTAGGATAGATGTCTGATAGATGCTTCCAGAAGTCCAGGCCTTCGTAGTCCGCAGCCTTCACCGCTACGCCTGTATGGTAGTAGGCTAGCATGGCTACAGAGAATCGAGTGGCCCATGGCTTTCCCCATCGCTTGGATGCTCGAGCAACAGCGTAGTATACGGGATCGCTGTCCCCCGTAACTACATCCACTAGCATGAATTCAGGGAAGGTGCGAACTACTTTGGGTACAGTAAAGTAATTCACTCTATCTTCTACATCTGTAATACAGTACGTCCAGTTGTCATTTTCCGGTAAGTTCATCTATTAATCTCTTTCCTTGAACTACGTCGTCAACCACGGCTACTTCAAAGCCGTGAAGTCTTATCGTTCGGTGTATATGCTCTTGTATCCTCTTGACCTTTTCTCCTTCACGTTTGAATTCAATAAACAGTGCTTTGCCGTGGTATATAAACATACGATCAGGCCAACCACGGCGACCTAGTACATTGAGTTTTAGGATTAGACATTCGCAGTACTCCGCGTAATCGCAGACTCGTTGCTCTACAAACTTCTCTTTTAATGAGTCTAATGAGGACACGGGCCACCATATCGGCTTGAGTATTCGCACCACTTACAATGAGACCCAACCCTGACGGGGAAGATTTCATCGGCCTCTGCATTAGCAATCCGTCCGTCGAGCATCATACGAATAGGCTTGATGCGTATAGGCTCAGTAATCTTAGGAGGGGTCACCATACCCAAATCTGTGTAGATTAGTCTCGTGACGTAACGTACAGCCTTTGGATGATACGCCGACATGAGGGCCACGTACATCTCCATCTGTATCGGATGGGAGTTGTAAGCCTGACCCGTTTTCCAATCCTCGACGTGGACCTCTTCCCCATCCTCAACCTCTTGCGTGAAGGATATGTCGATAATGCCGCGCAGATATGTTTCCGTTGAATCGTATTCACATGGTTCCCATTTATCGTTAACAGCTAAACTTTGCTCAGAAGTAGCTTTCTTGCTCTTAAGCAACATAGCATGAGCAGCTACTCGCTGAAGAGAGGACGGGTACATTGTAAGCTCGCCCTTCAAGTAAGCCTCGGCCTCAGCATGTATATCCCTACCCCTATCCTTGGCGGGAGATTCCTCACGAAACCCAGGCATATTCTCCACGTAGGAGTACCAGTATTGCTTCGGACACTCTTCATAAGTACTGAGCCTAGAGTACGACCATGGTCTCATTTCACCCACCCCCATGAATAACCGTTCATTACATCATTGATGGTCATCTTAGTTACCCCATAATCCTTGGCTATTGTGGAGTATAGCTCAGTCTTACCTCTCTTGCGTATCTCTCTTACCTTCTCCTCATCTAACTTAGAGTTAGCGTGAGTAATTCCGCGAGCTTGTCTATTCTTGGAAATTTTATCTCGCATATTATCTTCATTGGTCCCTAACCAAAGATGATCTATATTGATACAATTTCTTACGTCGCAAGTATGAAGTACGTGTAAACCTTCAGGTATTGGCCCATTAGCTAAGGTCCACGCCAATCTATGAGCGGGCCACTGCACTCCTTCATAGCATTTGAGGGCGTAGCCCTTAACAGTAGTACCTGGGGCTATTATACAGTTATCCAAGATCGGCCTCCATTCTCCATCCGATGAATGCGGGATGTCTGGGCTTATCCTTGACCCCGACGGGGAGAAATTC